AATTGATTCTTTTTAAATTTTTATAGAATGCAAGTCGCAGATGAAAATGCAATGTCTGGAGCCGGTAGAGATTATCGGTTTCCAGATTTCATTGCTAAACAGTATGAATGATTTCATTATGTTGAAATGGCTGAAAAATTACATTTAGATGTTGGGGCCTTAAAATCACGTGGTGTTGGATGGTCAGAAATGACTGCATCTATGTGTGTTAGACCATATACAACTAAACGCGGTTATAATGTAATGGTTACAGCTGGAGATCAAGTAAAACTTGATGGTACAAAATTAAAATGCTGATATCAACTTGATTGGCTTAATATGAATACCCAAGGTGGTATGAGGCATATTAGGCAGAAATTTAATAATGATGAAACTAAAAAAGCTTCTTTAGTAAGTGTAGATGGAATAGAATATGGTTGGCAATCGATGATTACAACTGTAATTGCGAATACTCCTGATAAAATTAGAGGACCTCGTTTGGACCGATTAGTATATGAAGAAGCAGGAAGTAATAAGGCATTAACTGCTAGTTGAATTAAAGGTAATGCTCTAGTGAATATTGGTGGTGTAAAATTGGGCACTAAAATATTTCTTGGCACCGGAGGTGATGAAATTGCAATTAATGGAATATCAGAATTGTTTTCTAAACCAGAGGCATACGGTATTCTTCCATATAAAAATTATGATACTGATGATGGAAGACCAGAAATAACAGCTTTCTTTTTGCCGGCACATAAATTTAGTAGACTTTCTAAATATGTAGACAATCGTGGCGTTACTAACTATATCGAATTTAAAAAAGTATATGAAGAAATCAGAAGTAAATTAACTGATAAAGCATACTTAGATGAAGCTGCTGAACATTGTTTTACTCCAAGAGAGGCTCTTTCAAAACATGGGGATAATGTATTTGATCCTGTTGCAATAGCGGAACGACTTGTACAAATAAAAGTACATAATCAATATATAAAACCAAAAAGAATGCAGTTACTTTGGGACAAAAGTAAAGGAGACGGAATGACAAACGTTATTGCAAGAGAAAGTGTCTCATCTCATCTTTTGGTTGTTGAACCACCTCTTATAGATGCAGAAACTGGCAAACCTTATAAAAATTTATATGTTGCTGGTATAGACGCAATTGATATGGGAAGGAAAGATTCTGCTACCGATACTGATGTGTCAGATTTCTGTATAGTTATTAAAAAACGTGTATTTGGAATGGAAGATCCAAAATACGTTGCAATGTATAAATTTAGGCCAGATGATATTAGACAAGCTTACGATATATCTTTGAAATTATTAATGTGATATAATTGTAAAGCAATGTTGGAGTATACTAAAATATCTATACAAACATATTTTAGAGAAAAGGGAAAGGCAAATTTATTTATGACCAGACCTAAATTTGCAGTAACTACTAATAAACCAAATAAAACACTTATTGGAATTCCTGGAACAGAGGCAGTTATTCAGCATGGATTAGAGTTAATATCTAATTTTGTAAATGATTATTGACATACTATTGATTATGAAGAAATGCTTGATCAACTTTTAAATTATTCGTATGAGAATAAAAGAAAGTTCGATATTATAGCAGCAATGCAAATGGCAGAAATTGCTGACGAAGAATTATCAGGAATAACTCCGACAGTAGTTGATTCTATAAAGAATCAATGAAAAGATATAGGATATTATATAGATGAAAACGGATATAAACGTAAGGGAATTATTCCTCCAAATCAATCAGTATGACGACTATAGAATCTGAAATTAAAAATATAATAGAAGAAGTTATCTGTGGAAAATACATAGGTAAACTTAAAGTTATAAAAGAAGAAATTGAAGGGACAGAGTTTTGAACGCTCCTTCTCTATCTTAATTTAGAACTATCTCCAATGATTCTTGCTTATGCTGGAAATGAAGAACAATTTAAAAATTTTATAAGAAAAGAAATGAAAGACAGGAAACTTCACGGAATTCATTTTTGAAAGGCACTTCAAGAATTACCTGTATTGGATGATAAAATGTGTGATAATTATGAACAGAGATAAAGAAATAGAAAAAATAAATGCTTGTATAAATGATCTTATTTATGATAAGATTCAATTAAAGAAAGCCTATAATTATTACCATTGTATAAGAGATCCTGAACAATTCAGACATTTGGAAGAAAATTACGGGATAGGTACGCCAACTTCTGTGGGATTTACACCACTTATTAAAAAGCATATAGACGTATTAGTGGGTGAATATCTAGAATTAGATCAAGATTTACAAATTTCTTGCAAAGACGAACACACTATTTCTGATATTATGCGTGATAAACAGCTAAAAATACATAAAGCTGTTTTTGATAAGTTTAAAGAGAAACTCGAAAATGTCATTGTTCAAACCCTATTATATGGTCAAGAAGATGTTAATGATCCATTCTTTGCTAGAGAATTAGAACGGATTAAAAAAGAAGTATCTGATACATATATTTCGGAATATGAAATTGCAGCTCAGAATATTTTAAATTATATTAAAAATTCTCGCGATATTGATTTAAAAAATAAAATGCGAGAGTTATTAACAGATTTATTAATTGGGGGAATCTGTTATTATAGAACCAGGCCTTCTGGAAATAAAACTAATTTAAAATTAGAAATTCTAAATCCAATTGATACTTTTGTTGAAAGGAACCATAATGAATTTTATTTAAATAAATCTCCAAGAGCTTTTGTTAGAAGGTGATTAACTGTTGATCAAATTCTTTTAGAATATGATAGTGAATTAAGTAAGGAGGCAAAAGAAAAGTTGCTTTCAGATTGCCCTAGAGGAGTTGAAAATAGAGGAGCAATGTATGTTCGTGTTCCCCACCCTGCAAAAGAAGGAATGCCTAGGGCAACTACTACTCCAGGAATTCTTGGAGGATTGGAAGTACATCCTTTTAGAGAGGTCACCGATCCTTATTATTCTTTAAATAATAATTTAATTCCTGTATATGAATGTGAATGAATTGAATATGAGGATGATAAATTAGTTAGGCACGAAGGAATTAGGATTGGGGAGGAGATTTATATAACAAGAGGTGAATCCGAGAATATAGTTAGAAGTGTTTCGAATCCTAAAGACTGTTCTCTTTCAATAAATGGAATATTTTTCAGCGATAAAAACGGAGATCCATTTAGTATAGTTTTACATACTATGGATTTACAAGATAGATATGATCTTACTATTTATTATAGGGATAGTTTAGTCGCAACAGGAGGAACTCTTGGGGATTGGATTGATGTCGCACATCTTCCCACTTTTTTGGGAGAAGAACTACCAGAGAGATTGCAAAAATGAGTGGCTTATAAGAAGCAAGGAATTGGTCTTTATGATTCTTCACAAGAGGGAACCCAACTTATAAATACTACTTTTAATGGTTTCGATGACACTGTAAAAGGACAAATGATTCAAGCATTTGATCTTGTTCTTCAAAGTATTGAACAGCAAGCTAGTTCTATTACGGGTGTATTTGCAGAAAAATTGGGGGGCATTCAAGCAAGGGATGCTGTAAGTAATGTTAAGGTTGGTATTAGACAATCTACTTTATTGACTAAACAATATTTTTCTGCCATGGATCTTCTATATAAAGAAGTAAATTACGATTTATTAAATCTTGCAAAAATAGTTTATAAAAAAGGCCTTAGTGGAACATTAATAAATGGCAATAAGTTAAATCAAATATTTACTGCCTTGCCAAAATATTATACTATGACTGATTTTGATATACATATTCAGGATAGTACTGAGACATTCCAAGCCAAAGAAGGATTAAAGGGATCTAGTGTTGAATTAATAAAATCAGGCCAAGCTGATCCTTCTATGATAGTAAATATTATGACCGCAAAGAATCTTACTGAACTTAAGGGTTATATAGATGATGCTGTTAGAACTAAGAAGCAAGAAAATAATATAATTGAGCAATTGCAACAACAACTTCAGCAATTACAACAACAAGCACAAGAATATTCTAAACAACTTAATCAGCTACAAACTGAAAACGAAAATCTCAGAAAAGAAATTGAAAAGAATAGTGCTGAGAAAGTTGAAATTGAGAAGAAAAGGGTTGCAATCGAAGAGCAAGAAATGAGAAATAATAAAACTTACAATGATAGGATTGCTAGAACTAAAGAGCGCCAAGTTGATATTGAACTTTTGCAAGTTAGCGATACCAATCCTTATAACGATAAAGTACGAGACATATAATTATGGATATACAGGATAGTAGACTTTTTATGGAGATTGGTATAAATGATTCTGGCAATCTAGAAATAGTAGATAATACTCCATATGAACGATGGATTCAGGATAATATACTAGACGGCGATCACGTAGTGTTTGAAAGAATTCTTAAAATAACAAGTGACGATCTAGACTTTGAAACCGTATGAGAATCCTTTAATTCTGCAGATACAGTATATAAATTAAAAAGTGACAAAGAAGTTGAGTTGCCAGAAGACAACTATTATCGTTACCAAAAAATGTTAATACCTCTTGAAAATCATGATGGAAATCAACGTCTTTTTGTTAGGGGTGATTCTATTAATGGTTTTAGAATGATTTTTATTGATAATAATAATATAGAACATTTAGTTGATTTTGATGAAGCTTTTGACTATATTAATAATGTCAATACTGGAAATGCTTTTTGATTTGACGATGACATATTTACAATATATAATCTTATAAAGTGTTACGTTATGACCGAAAAGCAAAGAATCGCGAATTGATTAAAAAATAATTGTAAGGCTGATTGTGATGTTATATCTACAACTAATACAAACGCCGATATTTTAATGGCCGCTGTATATGTGTTAACATATTTAATTTCTAAAAAACAGTTTGTAGAAGCCTTTAGATTATTAAATGGTTTACATACATGCGATGGATTATGCAAAGATTTTGTTGATGATATAAAGGGATGCGGCTGTGGAAAACTTGTATAATCGTTTATGGAAATTATTAAAAGAAGAGCTGACTGATTTAAGTGTCGGACATTCTTTTAATGAAACTAGGTTAAAGCAAATGAGAGAACTTTGCCATGTAATTATGTATTTAAGATATGTAGAAGTGGGAAGTACTGACCCTATTCAAATTTTCCAATTCTATGACAACTTATAATAAGCTTCCATATTCTAATCAGTTTGAACGAGGACATTCGTTTAATTGGGCTGGAAAATGGAGAGAAGGTCAATATTATTATAATGATTCATATGTTACAGATTTTGTAGCATTAGATAATGTTATATTAGTTTGTAGAAAAAATCATTTATCAAATGACATACCTGAATTTGTTTATAAAGACGGACGGGTAGTAGATATTAGATCCCCATATTGAGAATTTGTGCTTTGTGCAGAAATAGGTAATAGTGCAATTATAACATCTGCCAAATTTATAGCAAACGCTACAGAAGAAGATGTTTTAAATGATCAAACTGTGATAATTGGAGATCCTTATATAAAAGTATCTTTTTCATCTGGGACTTATTTATACACTCCTGTAAAAGATATAATTACTCAGTATAAAGTCGGGGTGCCTGTTCTTACTCAGGCAATGTATGATGAGTTGCCCAGTGTCGCTAAACCAGAAACTTGACTGCAAATTCCTGATGAGACAGATTTAACAGAAACAGATGCAGGAAATTATTTAAATATATTATTTTCTGCAATTAGAAAACTACAAGCAGAAGTCACAAAATTAAAAAACGCTTTTGATTACGGCATAGTATCATATACTGGAACAGATACTGCAATGTCTGCAGTAGTTTCAGAATATAATACTGAATCGAATGAACCTTTGTGATCAATAGAGGAAGATAGCTTGTCTATTGTAGAAGATTGCACAATTGATTTAAAATCAGAGAAGCTTCCTCCGTTTTCTCCAATAGATAATTTTGAATATGACGCGAATGGAGCTTTAAATATTACTGGATATGTAAGATGAAATGATCCAGAAACTGGCTTTGTTGAATGTACTTCGGATACTAAGATTTTTTTATATCTTACAAATACTACCCTAGATATAGCGTTCAATCTAATTGGAATGTATGATGATTCTAGACTTACAGTAGATATATCAACATTAAATATACCGATTGCAAACGATAATAAGTATAATATTTGTTTTCTCGTTTCAAGGGGCGTTAAATTAGATGAAGAATCCGAAGAAAAATATGGGCCGAATTATATTTGAATTAGTATTAGTTCGTTTTTAACAGATGTTATTTTATTAGAAGGTTATTATGATCCGATAACCAATACTATCTCTACGGGCAATTTGGATATTGATGTTTCATATACTATTGCATCTGTTGATATTGGGCCAAGTATACTCTATAAATTTAATGGTTATTCTAAATACCAAGATTTCAGCAGAAAGATAATTCCTAGTAAACCAAACGAAACAGATTATAGGTATAAGGTTGCCCATTTGACTATTAGAGCTGTGAATAGTTTTTCAGAATTAGAATCTGTAGAAGATTATCTTCTGGAAAACGAACTGATTTGACAAACAGATCAAGATATTTTATGAATTAAAACTAAAAAAGGACTTCGTGCAATAGGAGGTTCTAACGAAGAGGAAGACTCAGGTATGACACAAGAAGAAATATTAAAAATGTTGGAAGATATGGGAATTGTATATACGGATGATACAGGACTCAAATTATCGGACATTTCGGACATAACATTTATAAATGAAGATACTGGTAAGAGATTTAAATTTAATGTTACTTCGGAGGGAGAATTTAAAAGTAATGAAGTTCTAGATGAATCACTAGAATCATTAGTTACGCGCCTTGGCAATAGTATTTCAAAAACAATAGGAAAAAGAGGTTTTACTTCAAGACTATTGTGTAGGACTGATGGCAATAATGTAGATGCTGCTACAGCTAATGCAGATCTTAAACTTAGATCTGATAGATTAAAAATCGGTGCCTTTTATGCTCCATTAAAAACAGATATAAAATTTGGATGCTCCCATGGATATGTTGAATTAGAGAATACTTCTGACTCTGATATTCCTCTTGATAATGTATATATTCATTTTATGCATCCAGATGTAAATAATAATCTTGTTATAGATAAACTTGAATTAGATGGTTATATTCCAGCAGGAGGCACTTATTTAATACGTTGTAAACAATATGCGGATCCTAATATAAATGCCGATGTTTTCATTAATATAGACACTTTTGATAAAGAATGATTTGTTGGCGACTGATCTAACAGAGAATTAATCGATCTTAGTGTTGATACTGAAAATACATATGGATTCCTATTAACTTATGGTGATAAGGATGGGAATAATGATATAACATATCAATCTTATTTTATTGAAAAAGCTATTGGTTCTTCTGTAGATTCAAAAGCCACATATAATTATAAATGATTTTTTATTGATGCTATTGTTTTAAATAAAGAGCCGTCTACAGTAGAAAATCAATATTGAGGATATGCTGGAAAAAGTAGTGATATTGTAAAACCTATATCAAATTCAATTATTAAAAACACATTTGAATTAGATCCTGCAAAACAAGCTTATCAATCTCATACTACGTACGATAGTTCTAGATATAGGGTAGAATTCAAAGCGCAAGACATTCAATATTTAAATCTTGACAAGGAGTATATTGAATTTCCTCATACAGCAGAAAAATTTCCAGTTAATAACTATACTCCAAAATCTTCTAAGGAACATAAAAATGTAGCAACGGATAAAACAAAATTGGATATGAATAAACCAAATATGGTTACTTGTTCATTTGGAATTAATGCATATAATACCAGAACGTTCAATTGAATATCCGCAGGACAATTTAATGAATATGTTTGGTTAAAATCTGGAAATACTTGAACTAAATTTGAATCGTATAAGGCATCTGATGCTGGTAAAGAAGAATCAACTTCTTATCCACATAGAAAAGAATGAAATACTGATGCAATAAATAATATTTATAAAAGAATCGTTGGTGATTTTCCTGGAGATGGATCAAAATATACATCCCATAAATGTATACTTAAACTTATACCAGGTTCTGCAAGCGTTCCTACTACATATACTTATATTGTTGGCAGAGCTGATAAAAATGGCAATCCGGATTTTGAGCATTGCTCTGATGAATATACATTTACATTATATCCAACAGCTTATGTTCCAAGAATTTATCAAACTACAGATCAACAAGGATTTCATTGAATAGAATATCAAGTTTGAGCTGCTGCTGCAAATAAACTCAATTCTAAAATTATAAATGATTGCCAGAATGAAAATATTATCCCTGTATTATTAAATACAGGTGATATGGTTCAAAATGGAACTAGAATAAATGAATGATTAGATTATTATAATGCTGGAATTAATTTATTTAAACATTTAGAACAAGTTAATGTTGTTGGCAATAATGATTTATGTAACACTGATCCTGAAATATTAGGTACAGGAGACGATAATGGTAAATCAAACAGTTTTTATTTTCATGTATTTTATTGTTATGAGATTTCAGAAAATAATTTACCGTTAATAACTGGAGATAATGGAGATAAAAAATACATACCTTCTTTGTATTATGTTGACTTTAATAATTATAGATTTATAGCAGTTAATAGTGAAATTACTTATGTTAATTGCGATACATGATTTAATAGACATAAAATTATTAACGGAATAAAATATCCAATAAATGTATATACTGGTTGGGTAATAAATAATAAAGAAATAAATATAAATTCTACTGACTATTTTGATAATGGTTTTACTAGCATTTATACAATGATATATAACATGCTTAATCTTGCTACTAGTAAAAATGTTATAGCCATTTGTCATGAAATGCCTTTCACAGTAATTACTAGAGATGGACTTTCGCCTTCAAATAAGGGAAATTATCGTTCCTTAAGTGGTTCGGGAACAACTCTTATAGGAAGTCATACAAATCAAATAAATGGATTTGATGTTGTCGGTATCCATTGATTTAGTAGATTATTGGAATATTTTAATGTAAAACTCTGTTTAGGAGGGCATAAACATACATATGCTTGCACTTTCCCAATTTGTGAATATTATTATTATAATAATGGTGCAAAAAATAGTAAAGACGATGGGTATATGACTATGGAGAGTACATTAGAAAACGATCTTTCCGTTTCTTGAATACACGAAGGAGAGAATTTGACAAAAAAACCATTAATTGATAGTTCTTGGTCTTCTAATTATAGTTTTTCAGAAGATACCGCCCATTTTTCTCCAGCTACATTAACAGATTTGAGTGATAACTCAAAATATCATCCAGTAGTATATATGATGTGCCAAGCTTCTGGCTATAAACTAACGTCTAATAAAGAGTTACCGAGTACATATCAACATTTTTCTAGAATTATTCCAGAAACAACAGAAGGTTCTGGAAGTGGAAGCGATAAAGCTGATATTAATCAACAGTTTCCAATGATTTGTATCACAAAATTTGTAGAATCTGGAAATTTAGTTAATTATGTTTTAGAATTAGCTAGAATACACAATATATTTAATAATAAACAAAAATTTACACAACAAGTTTTTGGAACAGAAACACCCTTGTTTTCTTACGCTACTATAAATCAAGGGAGATATATTTCTTGAACAATTGACAAAGATTCATCTGCTGGTGAAGAAACAGAAACTACTTTAATTACAATTTAATATGAAGCTTAATGGTAGATCTAATGTAATTACAGATGTGGATATAACTCTCACTGATAATAAACATATTGGTGAGAGTTTGCACTCTGTATTGGAAAAGACAGACGAACGTTTGGATAAATTAGAGTCTAATATAAAATGAGTGTACGAAAATGGTGGTGTTGGTTCAGGTCCTGGAGGGGGAGGGGGAGGTTCCACAAAATGATACATTCGTGCAACTCTTGGAGGCATTGCTTTAGAGTCTAATAGTACGGTTCCATTAAATAATGGGGCGGGTATATATACTCTTAAACTATATACTAGTGGCGGATCCGGGGATTATAATGTCTCATATACAGTTGGAAATAATTCTGCTAGATCAGTTAAATTAAATGCAGATAACGGTTGATCAACAAATATTTCTTTAGATCTTAGAGAGAATGGAATTATTGAAATTATAGCCAAAGATGGCATTATAACTAGAGAAATAACTGGTGTATCCTATGTTGTAATCCCATATATGTTTAATGAACCTAGCCTATATAGAAATGACGGTAGTCAGTATACATCGTCTAGTGGCGATATTGGGGTAGGTATCGCAAGACAAAATGGAATTATTTTAAAAGCTCCCTACATAATTGCAACTCCATTGCAATTATGTACATATACATGGCTTCAAAATGGAGTAGAGATTGAAAGTGGAACGATAGCAGATACATCTGGGGATATTATATATGAAATTCCTCGTTCTTTATTTCAAAATGAAAATGCTGGATTATATAGTTATCAATTAGTTGTAACTTTATTATCTGTTGGAACTGTTGATCCAATTACAATCGTTCATAATTGTTTTTTCAATTTAATTCCAGATGGTCTTTATTTAAAAATATCCCCTGCTAATTCTGATGAAATAATCTACGAATCAAATAATATAGAGGACCCTTATTATTTTGCCACCAATACTAAAATTGCTCTTAATGTTCGTATATATAAAGGTCTATCTGCACAAGGTTTGACTGGCGTTATTAGATGGGAGGTTTTTGGAGAAGATACATCTTATGATGGAAATGGCAGTATCAATGTAAGTGATGGGTATACATATAAAATTACTACTCATTTTTTAAATCCTGGAATAAATAAAGTAACTTTTTATTATTCTTTAAATGGAGAGATTGGAACTCCCATTGAAAAGTATTTTTATTGTAAAGAAGTTACAACTTCTTATAACTGATTTTTTCAAACAGAAAATTCTAATAATAGGCCTTCAACAAGAAGGTATTATATTCCATCAGAAACTAGTGATGCACAAAAATTATATGGAATTGAAGGAGTTTCTGAATCAGCATTATATATTGAAAGGAAAAAATCTGATGAAACAGATGCAGTATTAAATATTTTAGAAAATGATACCGATGGTCAATATATTGGTGAAAATCAAACAATTAATTTTGGCATTCAATATAATGATATTAACAATACTTTGAATCCTTTAATTACTTGCTATGATACATCAAACAATGCAGCTATTGTGGTTTATCAAAATAAGATTACATTTGGTGGACAGTTTACTCAATCCCCGTTAAATTGTAATATATTTTTACACAAAGAAACCGATTATGATCCTGAGAAGTCAGGAAAGTATCATTTATTAACAATAAATGTTGCAGTTTGCTATCAAACAGACAACAATTATTATTATGAATTAACTGCATATTTAGACGGTAAGGCTGAGGGAACCGTTAATACAAAAACAATTGCATCCGCAAAAATAAATAGAATCGTTTTACATAATTCAAACTTTAGTTTGAATCATTTGGAAATTGCCAGTTGAGGAACTAGTAATGTAAGAAAAGTTCATGATATCGATATTAATTGATATTACAATAGTTATGCTGATCGTATTGGATTGCCAATTGATCCCGAAGAGACAGAAATTCTTACTCAAATGTTTGATACCTCAAAAGTTGAATCTGCTCCAAATTATACTATCGAAAATCAATTAATTAAAGTTGATGCAGGAATGCCAGAAAATATTGCTGGTAAAATAGATGTTCCTATAATGGTTATTACTTGTAATAGAGATATTCAGTATAATGGTATAAAGAGTATTTTTGAATGAATGAATACAAGTTATACTGATGGCCAGGAGGGACTGAATACCGTAACATTAAATGTTCAGGAACTTGACTGATGTCCCGGAATAAATGGAGAATTAAGAGAAGTTGAATTAGTAGATGAAAATAGGCAAAACCTTGGCAATTTCACTTTAGATTTACAAGGCTCATCTACAATGTCAAATAAATCAAAGAACTTTACTTTGGCAATACATCCTTCTGAAGCAATTAGTTCTCAAAATAAAGCAGTTCTATTTTCACCTAACTTTGTATCTAATGATTCTACCACATTTTTGCCAGAAAGAGCTTTTACACTAAAAGCGGACCATGTTGATTCTTCTCACTCAAACAATACAGCTATAGGTAAATTTGTAAATGAAAATAATAAGTGGAATTACCGCAATATGATTGATTTAATTGGTGTGGAGAATGCAATACAATCACATATCAAACAGTGTCTTGAAGGTTTTTCCATGCTATTATTTTTAAAGGTTGTTTATAGGGAGGATCTTATAGATTATAGTGATTATTATTATCTTGGTATTTACAACTTTAATCTTGGACGTAATTCTTATTTTAATCTCGGATATTCAGATTTAAAGCAATTAAAAAGTATAGAATTAGACGATAGTGCATTGAATCACAATGGATTTGCTTTGTGTATAGCTAGTGTTGACCCCGTTCAGGGATTTGTCGCAACTGAAATACAAGATAATTCTCCATATTGAGATTTTTCTCAATATGATCCATCTGTATTATTTCCATTAAATGAAAATGAAAGTTCTGGATTTATGTTTGGAGATTTTGTCTACGCTTCAAATACTGAAAGTGTTGCAGAAAGTACTATACAAAATTTTGTAAAAAATGTTGCTGGAGCTGGAGGATATTTATTTAATACTATAGGTAAAATACCAGTACCTTGTAACGAACTTCTTCCAGACGGTAAAAATGGAAAGGCATATCATGCTGCAGAAGTTGTTTGAGATCCAATAACTGAAAAAGATATTGTGCAAACTTATGTTAGTGATGTTACAGAACAATTTGTAAGAACTAGAGATAACACTGGCAATCACTATACTCCACACCACTCTACAGAAATCGATGTAACTAGACCAGGAAACTTAATTCAGTGTATTGTAGATGATTCTGAAAATAATTATATAGCTCCATTAAATTATCCAAGTTTAGTATACTATTATGTTACTTGTATGGCGTTAGGTCTTGTTGACTCCGTAGAAAAGAATT